TAGGTCATACCAATTTCCTTATAGCCTTCTGCAATAGAGAGCTGGTTAAAATGGTCAATGACTGCATCAGAAATATTCACGCAATTATCGTCTCCATAAGAAACCATGGCCACGTGCTCATTAAAAGCCTTCATAGTTTGATACTCCTTAGGCATAACTGTGAGCCAAACGTAGCGCATAGAGATAGAATTGTACAACGAATTGAGAATAGCAGTGATCGGGCATCCTGATGGCTGTGAATGAGTCCACATGTAGATATCATCTCCACACACATGGACTGAATTCACAATCTCCTTCCAGAGCACTCGCCTAATACGTGCATTCTCGTCACCATCATTGTAAAATTTATTCACAATCTCGACAATTTCAGCCAACATTTCGAGCACCAATGTTCCGTCAAAATTGGAGAAGTCTCCCGCAATAACTTTGTCACCTTTGCTGCGCAGCTTTTCAGCTGTCCGCGTCCAATCCAATGAATAAACATTTGTTCCGATTGAGATTTCATTGTCTATCCTGTTCTTAGCGCAGTGAGCAGCAAAACCGAGAAAGTACTTACGAAAAACCAACGTATAAACCATAGGTCCAGCCGCAAATACACGAGTCTTTGCAACACGAACTTTCTCAAGTGGTCTACGTTCGTCTTTCAACGTGTCAGTCCAAATTGTTGGGGAACGGATATTGTTCCTCGCATTGTCAATAACACGATGCATCTCGGCTTTGATCTCTGGATCAAGTTTGTATTCAGCATCTCCAAGCCACCTCATCTTACCAGGCATTCCTTTCTTCTCTTTAGTCAAAGGAAATCCAGGTGAAGACTTGCGGTTAATGGGCGCCAGAAAGGGATCGTCTTCCACTCCTGCAACAGCCTCGTCATCTGTCAACACTCGAGCATGATCAGGTTCAGGGAACGTGTTCACAATTCGTTCGACATCATTGATGGCAATAGCCAGTCTCTTCGAATCTAGAGATGGAGGGATGCGCCCTGCTTTCTTCAGGCCCAATTGCCTTGGATCCACGAGTTTGCCATCAACCATCTTAGGCTTCAATGCACTTGGTGCTGTTGTCGGATCTGTTACCATTCCGTGAACAGCACTCTCGCGCAAAGCCGTCTTGGTTGGTGATGCAACCTTATAACAAGCTTTTCCTACAGGAACAAAGTCACCTTCGGGGAGAGCAACACTTTCACCGGGAATGACTTGCTTCAAGATAGGGTCCAAATTAAGACTCACTTGAGCGTCCATTTCCACAGCTTCCAATCCGCGCTTAATATCATCGATGTTGAGAGGTGAAGCCATTCCCATTCCAATGGTTCCTGCAACATGTATTCCTATAATCTTACGAGCCAGGCCTACATGCACTCCCATCAGAATGGCACCGCAATCTCCATCCTTCGTCTCCAAATTATACAAATATGAAGACCGAAGTTTGTAACTGTTGCCAAGATTGTCGGTGTAGTTCTTAACCATGTCCGACGAGCGCACTTGTCCATAACGCATGATTACAACACCATCGGCAGGTGCCAGAAGGCAACCATTAACAGTGTTAAATCTGGTCATTTCAGTCGAGGATGCAATGCTATTTGTAATATCAGCATGATCATGCACGGACTTTGGGAACACTATAAGAAGTTGATCCTTAGATACCCCATCCTTGCTGTCAAGCTTAATCCATTTTAGCTTCTCCTTGGGAATGATGTGGCCGTCCCTAACCGTAGCATTAGACAATCGCACAGCTTCTGCCTTTTCCAGGTGTGGTGCCAAATGCCCTGCTGTCAGTGCAGTTCGTCCGACTATGAAGCAAATCTTAATGCGAGCTTTCCAAACTCCGTCACTACGCACATGCAAATTGTACATAT